CTTCGCCCCCAAGGCATATAAACCCATAAGCTTTGGCCACAGATACGCCAGAAACCGTTGCAGTGATACGTACAGTGTACGTCTTAAACCGTTCAAAGTCATTGCCAGCAGTACAAGCTATCTGTTCAGAGTAAAAACCGGTTTGGCTGGCTAACTTACTCATTGAGCCGGTCAAAATAGCTGTACTTGTCTCATCCTCATAAACAGAGTACGCAACCGAGCCGGTAGCATCGGCTGGAGCACCTGTACCATCACGGGCTTGTATTGTAAAAGTTAAATTTTCTTCTAATATACACTGAGTGGGACACCCCATAATTCAATCCTCGTTAAGTTCCTAAACTCGGCTGGCCTGATGAAGTTGGTATCGCATTTATTAAAGCATCGGTAGTTGTATGCGACGAAGTTGTTGTCCTGTTCGCTATAGAAAAATGACCTACAACCGCCTCAATAGTTTCGCTGTCAACGGTTTCGTCAGGGTCAAGTACAATAAAATAATCATTACCGGTTGCGAAAAAACCAGCTACAGTATTATCGCTCGTATCCACCGTAAAAGTATGCAAGCCGGTAATTGCCGTCGTTATAGCGTAGCCTGTAGTATCGGCACGCTCGGTAGCCGTCGTATTTTTATAAATCTTAAAATCCGCAACCTCAAAAGCGTCGCTCGGAGCAACAGCCGCACCATTTTTATCATTCGTAACGAAAGCCACCTTAACAGTCGCATCAGCATCGTAATCACCAACGTACATTTAATTAATCCTTTATGCTTAACTCATATATATTGCCATATAAGTTTAGTATTGATTGTTTTTTATTAATGAAACTTTTAATGATTTGATAATCATTTTCGATAGCAGTTTTTATTTTAGTCTTAGTCGTTGGCCAATCTAATGTAATAGCTCTGCTTATACTATTATTTTGCAAACTATAATATATTGTTATAACATCTTTATTTGAAACAGGATTACCATCATCATCTACAGCCGTTACAATATTACTAATATTGCTCTTAGCAAGGTTCACTGATACTTTCATCTGGTTAATCCTCCTATAATTAAAGGACTGCTGTTTGTTAGTGAACTATTCACTAATGGATGTGCTGTATGAACCCAGTAATAATCAACTTCATAAACATACATGCTACTAAAAAAAGGACTACTGTTTTTCATTTTAAGTCTCATGCTTGTAGCTATCTCAGTTGAACCAATTTCATGTTCTTGCCAACCATTTTCAGTCATTACTTGTTCATTTACAATAACATGCCAAGATCCTGAATAATAAACCTCAACCGTTATTTTTGCGTTGCTATATGTAGACGAACAGTAAGACCTGACTTTTGAAACTGATGAAGCATCAAAATTCCATGTAATATATGGTGTCCATTGCCGACTGGATATGTCTATAACAGCATACGTTACAGTATCTTCATCAGTCGTAGAATACCCACCACCGCCCCATCCGCCTACATATTGATATGTCGGTGTTTTCCATTGTCCCATTATTCAACCCTCTTTGCTCTATCCACTCGAAGCGGAAAAATATAGCGTAACGACTATGCCCGCACTATTGACGGAATTGTTTGCTATCGTAAGAGCCAACGTTGTTCCCGACGAAACAACAGGGTGAAAATAAGTACCGGTCGCAAGAGCAACCGTTTCCGTGTTCGCCGTATCTCTGTTTAATCCCTGCGACTCAAGTACATCAAAGCCGTCGTCGTCAATAAGAGTTATATCGTAGTCATCTGTCGGTGCGGTCGTCTGTGGGTCAGTTACAATTTTAAGTAAATAGCCGTCAATCGGTTTTGATAAATCAGTAGCCGGATATGAACCATCCGCCACATCAGCCGTACAGGTACAAACGACTTTTTTAATCATCCCCAATTCGTGCCAAGCCTGTGTGATCGTTCCAGCCATCTTATTTTCTCCTTAGAATATCAGAAGTCAGCAGGCGGTTTTATCCCGCCAGCCGCTTCATAATGTTACCTCATCTGGATGCACTTGATGTAGTCCATAGCAATATATTCCTCAGCACCATTGGACTTTACACCAAAGAAAATATTACCTTCGCTCGTATTGGTCGCCATCGTATGAGCCGTACCAGCTACGTCGTCAATGTAAGGCGTTACTGTAGTTACACCGTCATAGTAAACACCAAGTCTATACGTAGTTCCTGACGTAAAATCATCTAATGCGGCATTAGTAACCTGAGTACCAGCCACCGAAGTCTCAAACGATATTGACGTATCGCCGGATTCCTTAAAGAAAAAGAATCCGTCATAGCTTGCTAATGGTCCAGCTTCTGTATCCTGCATGGTATTAGCGGCTCCGCCGCCGTTGGCGATTCCTACACACCAAACGCCAGCAGTAGTACCCGAGTTTGTAAATGTGAACTTAGTCTCAAACCATAACGGCTTGCCTGTTGCCATCAACCAGCTTTCACCTGTAGTCGCAAGATAAGCCTCATCGTTATCGTCGCCGTCGCAGTAATGATTATATACACCACCAACCTCATCGGTAACGACATTAGTACCAGTAGCACCATCATCTTCAACGACAACCCATATATCAGCGTCAGCCGCTTTCGTTGATTTTTGTGAATGAAAATCATCAAAGAATACCGAAGCCAAAGATGGGTCTGCCGCAATCGCTAACGTCGGACAATTCGCCCATACGCCAGTTCTAAACTCAGGGTTATTTGCACCGTCGTAAAAATTTAATACGTTGCCTTTCCAAAACGATTTAATACTCATTATAAACTCCTTTCAAAAAGTTTAGTAATATAGCAGACAGCTTTTACACCGCCTGCATATATTAGAATGGTTTTTTAACTCGTTACTGTTTCGCTGGTGTCTTGTGCGTATCTCGGCTCGTCCATGATTATCATAATACCACCAAGAGCGGCGGCATCGGTTGTTTCAGCAATATTGAGTTTAACATATTCGTACTTTACGCCAGAAACAATCGGTAAGTCCTCGCCGCTAACCTCGATAACATAAACCTGACTTGACCCTGCCGTAGTTACTAAACTTGCCGAAGTTGCCCAAGCAGCATTTGTATCCGGCGCGGTTACTATCTTATATCTGAAAGTTACAGCTGTAGTCGTATTACTGGGTGTAGCATCATCACAGGGCACAACTGTTAACGTCAAAGTGTGCGTTGCACCAACGCCCCAATACAACAGGAAATAACACTTGTTGTACTTTTTCATGCTAACAATATCGCTATCGATACCGCTATCGAACTGATCAGCCAGCGGCGTACCAGCGGTAGTACCGTCAACGGTTAGCACCTGATGAAAATGAGCATCTTTCAAACTCATAATAAATCTCCTTTGTAAAAAAGTTTCTTAGGCTCTTGCGGCTAACTTGACGAAGGGTGATACCGTAGAAGAACCATGTTTCGGGGTTACAGCCGAACTCCACCAAGGCTGGCCGTCGAATCGAACTACAAACCTAAACGCAGTCTCATCTTCAACGAACTTAACGTGTATGCTTGTCGCAGTTTCCATCTCCCGACCGGCCTTTGTGATAGTTACATACTGGCTAAAGTCGGCCAGAATAATATCACCAGAATCACCGACAGTTTGACAATGCGGACTCCATATAATCGGCAGTCCAAGTAAGGAGCTTTGCATAGCGTTTGCGATATTCGCTATAAATACTGGTGCTCCGCCAGTTCCAACAGCCAGTGACAATGACCCGATCTGCGGCATTGCGTCAGGTGCTATAATCCAAACAGCCCTGCTTCTGGACGGTGTATGTAATCGGCTCATCATATTCAAAACATTTTCGGTTACGATAGTATCCGCAGGTTGTCCAGTTTCCTTAGCTACCGAAATCATACAAGGAGCGTTCATAACACCAAGAGCCTCACCAGCACCCGAACCGTTTACTATATCCTCATCTTTGGTCAACGCAAACTCAGTCGAAACCATCGTACTAAGGAATGTTTCAAGAGCTATCGGGCTATCCTGAATAAGCTCGTCAGTTGCATAGACCAAACCCGTCATTTTATGTAACTGCAATTCGCACTTTGCGAACGCTGGCTGGCTTGCAGTTTTAGCAACAGCCTCACCTGGCTTGTAAATCGTAACCCCGCCTGTCCAGCTTGTAGCCTGCGAGGTGATGTTCACATACGGCAGGTTGATATTATGATTCACTGGAAAGTTACGGGCTTTAGGAGCTAATACACCCTGCTGATTCATAGCTGTAAGCAGAGTTGTAGAGAACTCCTCGGGGATCAGGAACCCACCGTCAGCGTTGATAGCCTCACCCAAGCCGGTAGCCTTGACATCATCACAATAAGACTGCATCTTCTGGTCAGCCCTACCGCCAATAACGCTTTTAGCAAACTCACCCAAGCTTCCCCAAGGCGTTTTCTTGTCAGTAGCAACAGCAGGGATTGCCTTGGTAGTAGCGTCTTTTAGCTGCTCTTTAACTTCGGCCTCGACCTTCTTAGCCAAGTCTTCGATAGCTTTTTCCTTCTTAGTCGCTTTGGCTTCGTCCGTCTCATCAGCTTTAACGACATCAGTTGCGACATACTTTACCGCCACCTTTTCGTCGATCAGCGTTTGTGCATCCTCGTCGGTTTTCGTATTGCGGACTTCACCAGCTTTTGCTTCACCGTAATCAACTAAAAATTTAATTAACATTGTAAATCCTTTCCTATTAAAGTTAAGCCTGCAATCTCCATCGGGAACAAACTAATGCCTCCGGCATTTTAAGCCTGACATCTCCATCTATACCCAACTGATTACTCCAACTATTCATCCATGTACATTATACCTCTCATTCGTTTTATAACTCTGGCAGCTACACAACTGCCGTCGATGTTCATATCATCTTTTTTTTTTAGATCGACCGCCTCAGTAATAATCTTGCTCGTCGTTTTAATCATCCTTACTGATTTAATTACCGGAGCTTGTAATTCAGGCAATACCGTCTCAATAAGTTTATTATTGGCGGTTTCGGACGCTTCGGCCGGGAAAAACTTCTCCTCAATGTCAATATCCAACTCGTTACCAAGCTCTTTGCTCACACTGACCTCTTTTGATTTTACAGCCAAAGCTAAAGCCTCTGGATTTGCCGGTACTGGTACGGCAGAAAACTCCAACAACTCCCATTCGTCAAATACCCAATTAGCCTCAGCCCATTCAGGCTTCTTTTTAATCTCGTCCGGTGTAGGCAAATGACCTTTAGTGGCTCTAAACCCGACACTAAAAGCGTTCAAGAATCCACCCTTGAATAAATTAAATACCTCGCTACCCTTTTCGGTATCAGCGAATTTCACTTTTGCTTTGATGTTCTTCGTACCTTTAGTGACCCACAAGGCTTTCCCAATAGGCGTTTCATTAAAATCATGGCCGAACAAAACCACCGGATTCTTTAAGAAGTTGTCGAGGTTCACGCCCTTCGGCAGTAAAATCTCCTTGTCCCTATCAATCGCCGACGTACTGATTATTGCTGTAACTGTACCCTCGTCAGCATCCGCAGTAACTTTAGAAACGTATTGTTTGTATTTCATTTTGCTATGACTCCGTAACGTCGTTTCAATACTTTTTGGTGTTCCGTAAGCTCTTTAGACTTAGCCGTTCTTTTCACAGCTTTTTTAGTTTTCTTTTTAGCTTCTGTAATCATTTCTTCTCTCCTTAAATATTATCTATTACCGGCACAACCGTACATCTGCACATGGGATGGAGCGGAGGATGTCCTATATCCGAATACTCGAAATGAATCAAACCGCCACGATTACCTTCAAACGGTTCACCACCCTTATTAAAAAAATTCTCATCATCAACTATACTTACTATCTTACCGTCCATTTCAGGGCAGAACTGACACGTTCTCTCATCAGCCGACGATACCCATTCCATCCTTTGTACCTGCTGGCTCTGCAAATAACCCTGCTTAGCACCTTCATTAAAAGCCCATATCGCCTCGGTACGTGCAATAGTTTCAGCTCGATGTTTACTAAACTGAGCAAACTCCTCTCGTATCTGCTTACTGATACCAGTAGCACCCATACCACCTTCCATAGATTCAGCGATCAACTCACGCAGTCTTTTCTGTGTAGTTGAATTTATACTCACAATATTTTGAGAACGATGTTTTTCCAACGCACTAAAGACCAACGGATTAAGCGAATTATATTGTATATCTGAAGCCAGCGACGCAATCGCCCTCTCGCCGCCAGCGTTCATTGTGAATTTAATATACGGCTCAGTAGCCATATCAAGCTCAGCGTTCCACTTAGACATCGGAAACCACTCGGCCATAAAATCATCAGCACGCCCTTTAATGTTCTGGTTGATATTCAATACAGCCGCATCTTTTTTAATACCAGCCAGCACTTCCTTTTCCTGCTTATCAAATATATCCCTAATAATCCTAACCATCTCACGGCTGACAAAATTAGTCGGTCGGCCAAGCGGCGGTAACTTTCGTGGAGCTTTATTTATATTGGCACAATCGCACCTGTCTATATGTTTAGAGTCTCCATTTTCAATTACAGCCGCTTCGCTTACCGTGCCTAACGGTGCAATATTCATCGGCATTAAAGGCACTTCGCCGTATTCCACCGACTCTTTACCATCTATCTGCCGCTCCTCGTTTATAGTCGTATATCCGGTACGCAGATTACTCTCACGCTCTTTAAGCCTGAAGTCCTTATCCTCTGCAACCGGATTATCGTAAGCCACAAATAATCTTTGGTCAAACATCGGCATTAACTGCTCGTTTAATCTCTGCTCTACCCTACGCAATCTTGGTAAAATAGCCTTCTTAGTATGCTGACGCTCACCGGCCTCGGCGTTAGCCCTGTTTACGTCCTCCGTAGTCAATAAACTCATCGGTACACCGAATATAGCGGCAACTTCGTTAAGACTTGCCCTGCGGCCTTTCAAAAATGCCATCTCTTTAGGTGAAAAGCTGATTTTCTCTAACTTAGCACCGCCGGTCGTAATCGGTATCTGACCCCGCCTTTTCAGCCCTGCGTATTTCTTTTTCCATTCCCTCTGCATACGTTTCATCTCGTCGCCTGTAGGCTCACCAGCCTCAGCAGGCAAAACCAACGCCATATCCTGCAAACCGGAACTCCTAAAAGTCTCGATCTCATAAGCGTTCATCGATGTACCCAAATCGGCAGCGGCAACGGCAGCTTGCAAACAGCCAAGCCCATAAAATGAGTTATTCGGGTGGAATTTCTTAAAATGGATTATATCTTCCAGCTCAAATATAGTCTTTGTATTCAAACTCGGCTTGTACTCGTAACCACCGACAAACTTATCCTTATCCGGTATCACCTTCATAAACTGAGGGAACAACGGCCATATCTCTATCGGCACGCCAAGCGGATTACGCAAAACGAACCAGTACATATTGCCGGTCAAGTCCAGGAAGCTGTATAGGCTTTCAGCAAGATCAAAACCATTCATAAAGCGATTAACCTGCACGATCAGGTCAATAAATGGGTGTTCCAATACTTCCTCAATATCCTCTGCTTGATTGATTTTGTACCGGATGTTGACATCGGGGTTTTTAAGTACCCACGCTTTTTGCTCTCTGCTTAGCTTACGAGTACGAAACAACGCCTTTGATTTCGTCGTAGGTTTGGCTGTGAACAGCCTTAACGGTGTCTCAGCACACGTTGTAGCGTTGATATTCACGCAAGCATAGACGTATGACTGATACCGCTTGACCAATGCCAACTGGTTTGTATCAGGATTGAATGGCCGCTTATTCTGGAACGGCAGGACGTGTAATCCCCCCACTTCTGAGCCTTGACGTGCAGTAAACAATTTTCCCAAGCCGTTAAATAAACCCAATTCAGCCGCCTTAAAATATATGTACCCCTCTACATATACCTGCGGATTGCAACGTCAAAACACTTTTACGATAGTACCGCTTCGCTCCATACTCACGTCCCACGATACTATAACGGCCTTTTCGTCGTCAGGGAAAATTTCCGGACACGTTGCCTTTAATCTGTCCAGACGACGGGTAATAGCCTGTCTCGAACAACCAAGAACGTCGGCAGTATGCTCGTGAGAGCAATCCAGAATATGAACGTACTTAAACGCTGCGATCTGTTTAGGTGTTGGTATTTTCTTTTTGTCCATTAGTAAATATCTTAATCGCCTTTAAGAAAACTAATCTTCGGTGATTCTTTCCTTAGCTTAGCATATTCCAGTTGTGCTCTGGCTGTATTTATTATCTTGCCGGCGGTATTGTTCATTTCGCTGGCCTGCTTTATGTCAATCTCGCCCTTTTCAAGCTGATTGAACACCGATACCAATTTTTGCCTTAATTCTGTTATTGTTTTCATAATTCTCCTTTTCCTTTGCTTTGATTAAACGACCAAGTTTCATTTGCTCCCGCTTTAGTTCTACTAACTCGGGGGGTATGTCGCTATAAGATAATCGAGTACGTTGAACAAGCAACCTTTT